CCGTATTGCAGCCGAGTCCGGTACGGAACCGGATACTCAGTAGCACCAGCATAGTCCTGGATAACAAATCCAGAGTTTAGCTGATGTACGCTGATCTCTAACTCCTTGTCATCGAGCGTTAAGCTCGTGGGCAATCGCCCGACTCGGAGTATGGAGTCCATGAGGTGATACCAATCACCCTGTTGGACGCGTTCTAAACGCGCCCTTACATGGAGTGTTCTGATCTCGAGCCTATGTAGATGACGATTAACTTTCGTTTTCGTAATTCTACGTAGAACTCTAAGGCTAGACCACGGTACATACTCGAATAGGCCGCCATGATTCTTATTGTTAGAGTAGGGTAAATCTACCTTATATCTAACTCTAAGAGAAACACGGCATGTATCGTATATGTATTCAGCGACAGTATTATACCCATGGAGACTTAGCCGTAAGGCTAAATCCAATAGGGAAATAATACAGTCTAAGCGAGCAACATTATACTTCCTCAAGCGAAGGGGCGTAACATCTTTGCCACCATAGGCATCGACGCCACAGGATTCTCGGAAGAATCCCCTATGAAACGTTTTCGAGTAGTTGACCACAAGGCCAGCTTCAAGAAGACCTTTCACGGCGCCTTCGTAATATTTTGTAGGAAATACAATATCATCTCCAAAGACATAGATGTCATCACAGCTAACGCCATAACGACAACGTATGCCCGCACGAACCAAAGCCCAAAAAACCAAACTCTGTACAGGAAACGTTAAACAGTTTCCCATAGGAGCGAATTTCTTGAGCGTAATGACCCGTCCATCCAGCAACTGGATCTTGTTTGCCCTTGAGCAGAATAGATATTTAGCAGCATGAGGACCAAAAAGGTACTCAATGAGTTCAATACTTATTCTATCAGAGGCTTCTTTCAGATCTATAGTCACGTACTCACGTGATAGAGAAGATGAAAGAGCAAGGCTACCATTTACAGTTTGATCTGTAAAATTTACCTTCCCCTTTGTTAGGGGGGATTGGTTGATAGCGTTCTCCAGGAGCTGGCGCTGGCCCTGTTGTATCCAGATCGATTCAGCTGGGTGCACGCAAATTAAGCGTGGACCCCGCGAATCTTTAGGAACAGCAACAAGCTTAGCGACAATATCATCAGAGGACAGCATATTCTCAGACCTAGAACCCATCATCAGGTCATTCCAAAAACTTGGAATGGCCCAAATGAACTGGTCATAGGGGTAGAGTTGTGCAATCGACGTATAATAAGTGCAGAAGTTACTCTTTTGAGATGGTATCCTGGAGGGAAAGATCCCCCCAGGGCCATGTCGTGGAGTTATTTCTGACCAGTTGACTCGGTATATGACCTTGCCAACGTATTGACGAGCGGACCTAAGACAGGGTGAAGGGAGCTTGCTAGCAAAGCTAGAAGCCCACACACCAAGACTGTGGTCCGTTTCTTCGAAGTCCTTTTGGGATTGTTCGAGTTGTTCATATTTTGGTTTTTGCTCGGCTTTATAGGCAAACACAAGGAGCTGCCTTACGTACATTAGGTAAGAATAAGTTTTACCAGATGGAGTCGAGTCGATTTTTTTATCGTACTCTATCCATTTGATCAACTCATCCGTGAGAGGTTTAACCCAATCAGGGAAGGAGATATTACTATCTCTCTTACCATCGATGTATGCTAACAGTTCCTTGTCTAGACGTGGCCCTTCGTTGAAGAGCCAATCATACGTAATGTCAACAGGAGCACCCAATAGTGGGACGTCCAGTTTCATGCGTATATCATCTAGCAGGCGTTTATATAACTCAATCATATACTTTGAATGCATATGCATCACTCCTGGTTGAATATTGCTTACATTGTCAGAACGTATTATTTCGCCGATTGAAATAGATAAAAATCTAATTCAGCCCTTGCTATAGTACGTCTGATACTAGTGAACTTACGAGCGCGTATATCCCAAGCAGCTAGGAATGTGCTACGAGCAGCATCACTGCTGAACGTAACCATCCAAGCTAGCTTGAGATATATCCTATTGCTATCCGTTGATGTACTAGTTACCACAATCCCATTAAGGGTTGTAATAACTGACTTTGACGAGTATACAAGAGGAGTTCCAAATAAGGAACCCGTGCAGTCACGCCATAACGTTCCATGGAATCCTATTACTAGGTTCCTAAAGCCTATGGACTCTCTGTAGAGTCGTAGGTTGGAAGACACTATGGTACGATAGACAGCCCGACTAAAAGTCTGGTTGTCAACTACCCACTGACATTTGACTATAGACATATTTAACGTGTTTATTGTTAACTAACAGTGGACAATACTAACGCTCATAAGTTCTGATGATGCTTACTGTTCCTTATTGACGAAAATATCGTCATCAAGGCCCAAAGCAGAACCATCAGCCCCAGTCCCAGAAAGGATCTGAACCAACGACGCAATTGCGAGCTGAACAGCTGCAGTTGAGGGTTGACCAGTACCTGTTCCGTGCTGGACCACGATGTAAGCGCTCACAGGAATAGGAGCGGGGTTTACCCCGCCCGTATCGACGTGGGTCATGTCTACACGCATCAGGGAACGCTTGATCGGCAATTTAGTCGCCGAATCAATCGCATCTGAATGCGCAATCTTTAGCGTATGAGGCAAGGTTGCCCCATCAGTTACGGATTTACGTTGAGATCCAGCTTGATCGCTGAATAGCAACTTGTAGACCTTGGCCTTAACGGTGATGTCAGCATTCATGTTTATGAGTACTATCGGTTTAACTACCTGCGCAGTCTGCGCATTAGATTTGCCACCTGTTGGTGGAGCAAAGCTGCCGATAAGGCAACTTGCTTTTTTCCAAATCTATCCGAGCCCAGTGTCAAAGACACAGGGTTCAGAGGAGACCGGTGGTATTCTTTGTGTTCTAACTGCATAACTACATCTCCGATCATCGGATGAGATTCACCTGCAGGCTTAACCGCATAAGCGGCTAAGTAGTAGTGAATCGACTCTGATGACCAGCACTTAAGCACTTTCTTTCCATCACCCACTAGGGTGCTGTCCAGTTTGTGTATAAGTCCGGAGAGGTCAATGAACCAGTCAATCACAAATGAGAAGGGAACCTTTTCCCAAATCAGTGAGACTGGTCCAGTTGCCACGAAGCGCGATAGAATATAGTCCAACTCTTGAAAAGTTGAACTGTTAAACTCTACGTGCCTCGTACCCTTAACACCAACAATCCGCGTAGGAGCCTTAACTATGGTGAGTTTATCTCGCCAATGTTGAGATCCAGTTGCGTCTGTTGGCCCAGGGCTGTAGTAGGATCCCGCTCCAGAGGAATCAGTAGTAATACTACCGATAGAACTCCGCGTTACCGTATAAGGTAACGTGCTTTTACGAGCAAGAGACCTAAGATTCTTCCTGACTTCAGGAAGAGCTTTGGCGATCTTTTTAAGATCCGAGATCAGTGGAGCAAAACCAAAGGACCAGCCGAGAAACAAGTTCGATACGTCAAGTGGATTAGGATGATTGACAGGTATTACCCTTTTAGAGGAGTAGTACTTGCTTTTCATACCTATACCAGTTCGCGGATCAAAGAACTTGTGCATAAAGGCGTAAACGCCCTGCACCCCAGAAACGAGCTGATGAGCCTCCAGTGCGTTCAATAAGGAATCAACCTCATTGACCGTATAGAAAGCGTCAAGCACCTCATTCCTGAGTTGTTCGACTGTCTTTGGGAACGTATATTTTATCATGCCTGACAGATTACTGCTCGACATGATAGGGTAACGAATCCAGTAGGGAGGGGTGCCACCTTCAAAGAAGTTGGTGCCATCCGACCCATCTAGCTTATACCACCCGAAGGGATCATTATTGATACTAAACGTATCTTTAATGTGAGAACACTCCCTAACACCATAAGAGGTAGTACCGTTGTCATTTATAACTTCGGAACTACCCCCATTGGATATAGGGCCGTAACTCTTCGTTTCCTCGTAGACGATAACGCCATCGAGGTCACGACGAACTCGCAGTTGGGTAGAACCCGCTGCGAGGCTTCCCTTATCGGTATACTGTTGTCTTGTACGCATAGAACGGACGGGCACC